CTAACGCACGATGGCCCGCACATACGCCTGACAGGCGCGCAAGGCGATCACGGCGTTATCCGCGTCGTCGGTGATGGCGATAATTCGCTGAGCATGCGCCGGGTCAAGTCGGGCTCGCGGGGCTGCATGAACCACGCCGCCGGCGGCGGTGGCGGCAGGCATTGCGCAACCACTGGCGCTGTCGCTGGCGTCGAGAAGGACTGACAACCGCACATCAGCAGTGGCCAGGCGATCGCGCAGAGCGGCCTGATGACGTTGTGCATCGCTCAACTCCCGAGCATGTTGTTGGTCGATGGCGCTGAGTTGTTGCTCAAGCGCCAGCCGTTTGTCCTGCTGCGCCTGTTGCTGGCGCAAAGCTACCTGGCTTTGCTGGCTGAGCGCCTGCGCCTGGGCCGCCGATTGCGCCTCAAGCTGCGCGCCATAACGCCAGGCTTGCACCTGCCACACGAGCGCGCTCAACAGGCACACGCCGATCAGGCGCCAGGCCGCTAGGAAACGCATAGCACCGCCTTCGCACGCGTCCACAAGCGCAAACGCTCCTCCAGGCCGTTGAGACCGCCGTTGATGCGTCGGGTGATGGTGGTGAACTGGTCGTTGTCCGCCAGTTCGTTCAGGCCGTTGCTGTGCCAGAACCAGGCGGCGGATTCGGCGGCCCATTGCGGCTGCTCCAACAGTTCCGGTTGCAGCAGCAGGCGCTCATCGCCAAACAGCGCTTGGCTGCAGATTAAATAGTTACGACGCCCGGTGACCTGAATCAGCCCCCTGCCCCGGTACTTCTGGCCGTCGCCATCCGCGTCGGCGGTGTTGCCCAGGCGAACGGCCAGGGGGCCGGTGTCGTATTTGCTCAGGTATTGATCGCTGCCCAGTTCGCGGACGTAGCGCAATTCGCCGGATTCATGGCCGATCTGGGCGAGGCAGGCGGCGAGGCGTTTCGGATTGTCGATCGCGTAGCGAGCGAATGCCGCATTTAACGGGGATAGAAAAATGCCCGCGCTGAGGCGAGCGCCCGGCATGATGTAAAGAAGCTGGGGCAGTGTTATCAGCATGGTGCCTACTCCGTAAAAGGTACTACGCCGACAACCCGCCGGCCGTGACCGAACTGCGATAGCACGTCACCGGGTCGCCGACATGCGTCACCTTGGTGATCGACCAGCGCCCCTGCATGTAGGAAGGCCAGGTGTCATCCAGCAGCAACAGCCCTTCGGCCGATAACAGCGGGTTCCCCGGACAATCGATCTGCAGCTTGAGGTCTTCACGGCCCACGCGGCGCAATTCACCCTCAGCCACCGCCCGCGCCTCGGCTTCGTTCTGGCAGCGCTGGCGCAAGGTCTTGAAGGGCGCAACCCCGACCTGAACCACCCGCTGCTTGCCCGCGGCGGCATCCCACCAGGTGACGCGGCTGCCCTGGTATTTGGCGCGCGAGGTTTCGTCGAGCTTGGCGGTGATGAATGCTTGATCGCCGGGGCGATTGTCCTCGGTGACCGACAGTGTCACGTCCGGCAGTTGCTGGCCGGAAAGTGACTTGACCTGCCCGGCCTCGGCGAGCACGTACAGTTCGTTGATCGGTTTGGTGACGGCGCCATAACGTTTGGCAAGGCGGGTGATGAACGCCATGTCGCTTTCATTGGATTGGTCGATGTGGGCAATCGCAATACCCTCCAGCGCCGGTGCCACCCTCGGCGAATAGCCGTGGCGGCTGACCAGTTGGCGAAACAGCGCGCCCAGGGTGATCGGTCCATAACTGGCGGATCGACGCTGGCGGTAACCACTGGCATCGCCCGCGCTGAAGGGCGCCGCGGTGGCGACGATCAGCAAGCGCATGGGAAACAGCACCGGCGTGCGCTGGGTAATGACAAATTCGCCTTTTTCCACCAAGCCGGACTCTTGATAACCGACACGCAAACCGATCTTGCCACTCAGACTGGGCAGGCCCTCCAGGCCCTCGATGTTGAGCGTCAGTTCAAGGCGGTCGGACTCAAGGCCCGCCGCGTCGGTATGGCTCCAGTGCATCAGACGTTGATTGAGCAGCGCCGCGTTGGCGCCATAGAACTCCACAATGGGCGTAAATCCCTGAGCCATGTAGCCTCCTTCTTAATCCCACGCCGAAACGAGGCGCAGCGCCGCCGGCCGCGAAGCCATTTCGGGCACGATCACCCACACGCCAGCCGGCAGCACCGGGCCGTATTCGGCAAGCGTGGGGTTCAAGCGCCAGAGGGTTTCTTCCGCGGCGTCATCGCAACGCCCCAGCTCGCGGTAGAGCAGCAGGTTGACCGAATCACCGGCAATACTTCGCACTCTACGCATTGATGAATTCCTCCAATTCAAGGCTCCAGGTCATGAGCATGGCGGTACCGTCATCGATCACGTTGCTTTGGGTTTCCATCACCGAATTGATCCGCCACAGGCCCCAGTTGCGGCCGATGCCATCCACCAGAGGCAGCGGCACGCGTTGATTTTGCAGGGCGCGCAACTCGTCCAGGCGTTGCATGCCCACGCCGTACATCGCCGTGCCGCTGAAGGTGAGTTTTTCCAGCTTCTGACCGTTCTGCCGCGACTGCGGTTTGCTCGCGATAATCGTCAGGTCAGCCCAGCCGCCGTCACTGTTACGGGTCAGCGAGGAATAGGCAAACCCACGGGACAGCCCAAAAATAAAATCGCCCAGCACCATCTGTTGTCGCATCAATCACCTCCTGGATCGGCCAGTGCCGCATTGCGCCGAACCCCGAGGGTGTCGGAGAGCATCGGCAGGCATTGGAATTGCAGAGCCTGGATCACCTGATTGACCACCTGCTGGGCATCGGCGGGGTTGACGCCGGTGATCTGGATGCTGGGGGCCAGGGTGACTTGCACGTTGTCCGTGCGTGCGCTGTTGAGTTCCTTGCTGACGGCATTGGGTGCGGGCAGGCGGTCAGCGGGGCTGAACAGTTTGTCCCCAAGCCAAGCGCCCGCTTCACTGCCGAGCAAGCCGCCGATTGCGCCGCCTACAGCCGTGCCGATGCCAGGCAAAACCAGGGTGCCGATGGCCGCGCCGGCAGAGGCGCCGGCCCAGGCACCGCCGGCCGTAGACAGGCCGGTGGTGACTGCTTTTGCGTCGCCATCGCGTATACCCTGGATCACATTGATGGCGGTGTCGGCATACTTCAACGGGCCGAGGCCACGGGGGACGGGCAACTCCCGCCACCGCGTCGACTTGGCGGTTTTTTTCGCGGAAGTCTTTTTCCCGCCAGAACGCTCATAGCCAGGCGGCAAGATGATGCTCGGGGTAACGGCGCCACGAAGAGACTCGCCGCTGCAGCAGCAGTCCTTGTCGTTGTCCTTGTCGGTGCCCTTGTCTTTGTCGTCTTTAAGCCACTTGCCGGCTTTGGGAAACTTTTGCGCCAGTGCATCGATGGCCTTGCCCGAGACCCTGCTCTTGGCCGTATCCCACAAACTCGAGCCCACATCCTTGGCAATGGTCTTCGCGGCATCGGCCCCGAACTGCAGGCTTTTGTCGACCCAGGAGTCGGCGGCCGGCGGCGGCTCCCTGGGTTGACTGTTCTGCGCCTGCGAGACGGTCTCGACCGTCCTGAGCGCCAGTGAATCACTGGTAATGAATAATGTGCTGTTGAGCGTTTCCAACGTCTCGCGCAACCGCACTTGCTCAAGGGTCAAGGCGTTGATATCCAGGCTCACCGTGACCAGCGCCAGGCCGAGTTCCGACGATGGCTGCGGTTCGGCATCCAGGCTGGAAGGCCCGACAAAACTATCAGGAAGGGGGGTCAGCACACTGTTGAGTGTCGCCTCGTTGGACAGGGCCGCAAAGGTCATCCAGCGCTTGTCTTCTTCGGCGAGCCTGATCTCGTATTGAGTCTCTTGCATCCCGCTCTACTCCTGTTTGACGCCAAGGCGAGTGATCGCGATGTCGTAGCGGCGCAGTGCTTTTCCGGCGTCCCAGTCGAGGATTTCCGCTTCATTGACCGAGTAAATCAGCGGCACCACGTCGAGGATCACTTCGATGTCGCGCTCCGAAAGAAGTCCGCCGGTTTGTTTAAAAAATCATCGATGCGCTCCTGCAATTCCGTCCAGTCAGGCACGGTCAGGCCGGCCAGATCGGGGATCATCAGGCCAGTGCAGTGGGCGGTGATGAACTCGGCGCGCTCTTTGTTGGTGGCGAGTTTTTTCATCACTTTGGTCGCGCGCAGGGCGGGCATTTCCAGGGGCAGCTCGGTCCAGGTGCGGCCGGCCGCGTCGAGGGGCAACAGCAGGTGGACGGGCCGGTCGTGGGTCGCAGCTTCGGGCGCTTGCAGGAAGAATGACGCCGGGCGCGTCGACATCTCATGTACGTACTGAGCGATGCTCACGTAGTCCGGGCGCTTGAGTTGGTCGAGCTCTTTTTCCGACAGGCCGGTGGCGAGTTTCGCCAGTTCGAAGAACTGGTCGTCCTCGTCATCACCGGCCCGGGCCAGCGCGTCTTTTTGCGCGGCGTAGTACAGCGGTTTGAGTTGCACCTGCTCGATCGTCGCGCCGGTGTCGGCGGTGATCGGGGCCAGCAGGAGGTGCAGCGGTGGCATCCAGGCCATGGGGCAATTCCTTGGTCAAGTATGGGGGCGAGCGAACCCGCCCCCGAGGGGTTACGGCATCAACACCGCGCGGCGGGCGTCGCCCAGAATATCGACGCCGTTGAGGACGAACTTCTGGGTACGCACGTCGATGTCGATCACCGAAATGCCGTTTTCCAGGCGGTTATAGGTGCGGCAGGACAACTCCAGCGTGGTGGTGGCCTTCTCGCCCATCTTCAGCTTTGCCTCCTCCAGGGATTTGAGCTTGCCGCCCACGGTGTGGTAGGTGAAGTAGGTCTTGCCGTCCTGGTCCTGGCCGGCTTCACGCACGTTCAGCAGAATGTCGTCCCCCATCCGCACGCCCAGGGCCAGCATGATTTCCGGGCCGGCGCCTTGCAGGATCAGCTTGGCGTTGAGCACTTTGCCGCTCTTGGCCATTTCCTCGGCAATGAAGCGCCCGCCGGACATGGACTCCATGTCGAACTCGATCTTCGGCGGGGTGAACTCTTCCACGGTCGCGGACAGCGGCAGGCCTTGGAGGGTGGCCGCAATGGCCTGTCTGACTCGGTTGGTAAACATTAGAGAACGTCCTCCAGGAACTGCTCGATGATTTCATCGCGGGCGTTGAGTTGATAAATCATGTGTTCATTGGGCGCATAGCGGCCGTAGTCGATGACGATGAACCAGGTGCCGTTCTTGTACTTCTCGACACTGTTCAACTCCGGGTGCAGGTACACACTGCCGCCGGGGATGGTTTCGTCGGCGACCAGGGTTTGCAGCCAATCGTTGATGCGCTTGACCTCCTGGTCCATGAAGGACTTGGTGAGGTTCTTGGCCATGGCCTTCTGGCCGGCCTTGACCAGCTTGCGGCTGATGGCGTCTTCCAGGCCGACGTAGCTGATGAACTTGCCGGTGATGGAGCGGTTACCCAGCAGCGAAAAACCGCCGAGGATGGTGCGGGCGTAGTAGCTCACGCCGTAGCGGTTGAGCAGGTCGCCTTCGGTGGACGTGTCGAGAATGTTGTACTCGACCACGCGGGAAACGTCCTCGGCGAAGGTCACCTGATTACCCGGGCTTTCCCACTGCTTGACCTTGGCCAGTGCAGCGATGGCCAGGGACGACGGCGAAAGAAACACGTTCTTCTTCGCGGCCTTGGAGTACACCGACGGCATGTTGTGTACCAGCAGGCAGCGGTCGAAACCGAGATCGGCACCGCCCAGTTCGCCGCTGTAGGTCACCTGATCGGCAACAGAGGCGTCCTTGCCATCCAGCACCACACGGGCCTTGATGCGCTTGCCGAAGGCGGCGAACTCGCTCGCCACGGCCTTGGTGCCGGTGAAGCCTGGGGCGCCGATGATGGTCAGGTCTTCCGGCACACTGCTCAGGGCCGCCAGGCCAAGTTTGCGCCCGGTGACCGGTTCGTTACCGCCGATCACATGGTTGATCGTGTCAGCCGGGGTTGCGCCCTCCTCCACGATCACCACGTAGACCGGTACCTTGACCACTTTGAGGATCTGGTACACCGCCTGAAACAGCGTGCCCGCCTCACTGCCGGTAGGGTCCAGCAGCGCCTGGGTGGTGAAGCTGTTGATGCGGAACGGGGCGTTTTTCGGGATCGACGCGTGGGCATTCGGCGCGGTGCCGACCAGGCCGATGACGTTGTCGCCAAGGCCGCCCATGGCCTCGGGGGACTCAGTTGCGTTCACAGTGATGCCGTTGTGCTCGAAGTTCAAAACCTCAGCCATGATTATTCAGCCTTCTTGGGGGTGGTATTGAGGACGCTGGTCAGTTCCAAGCGGCCAGCGGTGCGCAGGGCGGATGCTTCGACGTCCAGCAGTTCCAGTTCCTGGCCGGCGGTGGACCAATGGCCGGCGCCGGTGGGGAATGGGATTAGGACGGTGTAGGTTTGGCGAGTGGGCATATGTAGGATTTCCATGCACAAAAAAGCCGCTCATGGCGGCGGGGGATTCAGGTCGGGAAAGAAAACGCCCCGACAGTGTGGGGCGTTTATTTGGTTTGTTCGGCAACCCAGAGCGGCGCTACTGGCCGACGCTCGTTATCCGGGAATTCCGGCGACTGTGGCCAGTTGCGTAGAGATTGCACGAACAGCAGCAATTCAGAAAACTGCTCATCCTTCAGCGTTGTTTCAACACCGATTTCAAGTTGATCACCATGACGCTCACGCAGCCATTTAACACTTTCAATTTCAGTGTCTCGCCACATGCGCTCTGCAGCTTGAAGATCGATCTCAACGACCGGGACATCAATCAAATAAGGCTGCCCCGCGTCATCGTGCGTCCGAACTTTGCCTCGCTCTGGATTTGCAATAACTCGTAGAAAAACCTCATCCGAAACTTCTACTGCATCATCCGGAATATTCTCGCCATGTATCGCAGGCAGATACGTGCAGCCTGTCGACCGACTATAGAAACGCATAAAACCTCCTTATCTGCCAAAAGCAAACCAGCGCGCAACGACGGTGGCCGTAGATGTAACTTGTTTATCGCACGTCAAGGACATGCCTTTTTTTGTGACTTGGTATACATAAGACCCGATGACTGAGCTCAAAATGTCGCTCTCAACAGTCCAGTCGGCGTAGAGCACAGAATTTGGGAACTCAATGGGAAATGAGATGGGCAGCAAGCTATCGCCAGATGTCTGATATTCAACGGCCCCCCATTGAATAACCATCCCGCCCAGCCAACTGGGCAAAACGAAATAGCCAATTGGGGTAAAACTTGCGGCAAAACCCAGACGCAGCTTTTTCGGTGTAACCACTACCAGATCATTTGCGCTATCGAGCATTTGCGCGGCGGTGGCGACCTTTGCCGTGCCTTGATTGATCTCGGTTGCCTGAGCAGCCATTGCCGCCAGAGCCGCAATATCAATGTTCCCCTGATTGATCGTCGCGCTCCAGGCTTTGACACACCAAATCACCGCCAAATTTCGTGGCCTTGAAGTGCCTACCATCCAAGTAGCGTCGCCCGGAACTACAGGGGCTGTATCCGCCGTCAATACGACCTTCACACCGGGCCAAGCACCTATCGTAGAGGAATCCAACCCGTAATCAGCGGCACCTTGCGACGCTGTGGGCGCATGCGAAGTAACCCCTTGCCCGCTGGAGGGAAGATCAGCGACCACTAACGATCCCCGCTGATTACTTCCTAGCGAACGTGAGGGGTCAACTCCTCGACCGTGATCCCATCCTCGGAGAAACTCGCCACGCGACTCCGGCAGCCGAAAATTCCCAGCCCCTTCATCTCCCTTGTTGAAAGCCCCTGCAAGGAGTTTTGCCAAATCAGGGTAAGCTGCAGCACTCTTAACACTACCGTCAAGCTCCAGAAAGCCCGGCGGGATCTTGTCGACAGGGAAAGCCAGCATGGATCCCACAGGCAACGTCGAAGCCTTGGCAATCATTGCCTCAACGTCAGCCTTGGAATACGTCCCTTTGGCCAGCTGTTCACTGAGGTAATCCATCACCCAAGCCCGAGTAGCCTTTACCACCGAGTCATCAATCAACAACGTCACAATCGAGGCATTACTCGTTTCGAAAATCGAGCGAATATAAAATTCTTTCCCAGACCCCGACGTCGCCAACACCGGCTTGTATGACTCCGGATATTTAACGATCGCATACAAGATCCCGGTATCCGTCCACAGCCCGGCCTCTCGCACATACCACCCGCCAACATCCGAAGGGATGGTGACTTCGGCCATCAGCCAGTTGGAGTTTTTTTCATCTTGAAACAAGGCGTTCAAAGGCCCACGCCAGACTTCGCGTTTCAGCGCCTTGGCGCTGGCATCAGGGCTATATACCGCGCCGTTGCCGTCGCCGACGGATATCTGCGCTAGCTTGATCGGTGCGCCGGCGGCCTTGCAGGCGGTTTCGTAGGCGATTCCCGCGTTGGTGAGCAGGGTGTAATAGTCAGCCATTTAGTGCTCCTGTGGGTAAAGGGTGGTGGTTTCGACGGTGTAGAGACCGGCCGCCCTAAAGGTGCGCCCTGAGACCTCGATCCCTGCCAACACGTTGGGGTAAATCGTGGTGAGTTCGCCGCATAGCGTGGCGGCGCCGATGCTGTGGCGGCCGGAGGCGCTCAAACCCAATGAGATCGACAAGATGTCGCGCTCGCTTTTGGCATCGGCCAGGCGGAGGTCGAGTCGAGCGTCGATGGTTTCGCTATAGGGCAATTCGGTCCAGGCCCTGACGGCGAAGCTGTAGGGCGCGCCCAGTGGATTCAGTTCGTACCAGGCCCACACTTCGGGGCTGAGTTGCAGGCCCTTGGTGGCGTTTTCCAGAGCCTGCCGGGTGCCGGCGTGGCGGGCCGTGGGCCACGCGAGTTTGATGGTCAGGCGCTTCTCGGCCTCCGGAGCGGTTGTGCTCCATTCGTTCACCGCGCGGTCCGCCGCTAGGTAGGGCAAGAACGCCGCTGGCGTGCGATCCGGGTCCATCAGTTGGGGAAACGGCGGCATGATCCGCTCGAGCAACCTGCCAAACCCCAGGTCCAACGCTTTTTCCAGCGGTGAGCTATTGGCGGGCAACAGACTCGGTTTGGGCTCACTCATAGCGTGCGTACCTCCACCTCGACACCCGTGCAATACGGCGCCTGGAACGCCGAGCAGACAATCGGTGCCAGCGGTTCAAGGATTTGCAGCTGCGCCGCTCCGGCACTGTGGATGGCGTAGTCGATCCAGCTCGGGTCGACGCGCCCTTCCAGGCGGTGACAGGATTCGGCGTAGGTTTGCAGCAAGCGTTGCGCGGCCACTTGGGTTAGGCCCGAGTCCGGGCCGGCGTTGATCTTGGCCACCACGCGAATCTTGTAGCGTTGGATCTGCGCACTTTGGACAGTGACGAGATCAGTTTCCGGCCGTACATCGGGGCGTGCGAAATGTCTGCGCACGCCGTCAAGCAAATCGGCGGAAGCGGTTCCGTCGCCGTCCCTGGACAGCACCGTCACCATCACCTCACCGGGGGCGGTGCGTCGGCCGCTGCCATCCTTGACCTGAGCCGCATAACCATCCGGGTCGAAGGTGTAGGTGACCGTGACCACACCCGGTGTCGCGCTTTCTACATTGACCGCAGGTCGTTCGCCGAGGGTGAACACCTCGCGGCGATACTGCATGCGAGAACCCGCCGCCGGCGCGTGGGGCGCCAAGTAATAGCGCAAGCGTGCGTCGTCGTCGCTTTCCAATGTCGGCGGCACCGGCGGGAAGGCCGCCGGGTCGCCGGGGTCCAGCACCTGGCGCTCCAGGCCCATATCGGCCAGGCGTGCGTCGAGGTTACTGCCGGTGGCCCACCACGCCAGCATCTGCTTGATGCGTGCGTTGTACTGGCGTTCGTGGGTTTGCAGACGCACGCAAAACGCTTCCAGGGCCAGACTCAGCAGTTCGCTTTCGTTATCGAGGCTGACCTTGAGTTTGGCGGCACTTTGTGGCGCGCGGGCGGCGACGTAGTCGATGACGAACGCCTTGAATTGCGCCAGCAACGGCTCGAACGCGTCGACGGCAATGATGGCCGGCTCCGCCAGTTGGTTCTGGCCAGGGATCAGCATGCTCATGTCATGACCTCGAAGGATTGTTGGCGGTTTTTCCACGTGCCGGCAAACCGCAGCAACAGACCGGCGCCCTGGCGACTGGCGACGATGACCTGGGGTTGAAAGTCGGCGATGCCGTTCTCGACGTTGTAGAACGCTTTGGCGGCGTGGCTTTGGGCGAGGATCAAGAGGTCGTCGCCGAGGTTCTGCCCGAGCAGCTGGGGAATCAGCGAGCCGTACAACGGGCGCTTCTGGCGAGTGCCCACGGGGGTGGTCAGCGCTCGGGTGGCACGCTGTACGAATTGCAGCCAGTCATCGACCGCTGCCCCGGTATTCCTATCGATTCCGATCATGGCAAATCCTTATGCGGTGCTGATCACGCGGCCTTGGTGATCCACCAGCGGGCCGCTCAAATGCACGCCGCCGGCATCCAGCAGCACACCGACGGCGCCGAGTTGCAAGGTGATGTGCTTGGCGCTCATCTGCAGCGTGGCAGCGCCGACCTTCGCCTCGACCTGTTCGCGGGAACCGTTGAACACGGTGGGCCCGTTGGTCCAGTTGAATGTGTGGCTGGCGTCGTCATAGTCACTTTGCGTCCCGTCCTGGTGGCGGCGCCGGGTCAACGATGCAACGCTGGAGACCGGCGGAAACAGGCTACTGTTGAGGCCGAAAAGCGCTACCGACTGCGCAGCGCCTTCCCCACCGCCATAGTTGAGCAACAAACATTGCTCGCCCACTGAAGGGATGCGCGTTTCGGTCTGCGCCCCCGCGCTGGGGTTGAAAAAACCAATTGCCGGGGTAAGCAAGTCGCCGTGGCTGACGATGCAGGTATTGCTGGCGGCGTCGACCTGCTGGCATACGCCGATCCGACAAAAGCTTTCAGCGCGTCGGTACAGGTCTTCGAGCTGGGCCTCCATTTCCGCCAGGCGCTCGACGATCGGTCCCAGTTGCATGCGTAACAAAGCATCGAACATGGACTACTCCTGCAAAGGTCGGTATTGGTCAGGATCGTCGATATTCGAGACTTCCCACGTGCAGGTAAACAGCGGTTTTCCGGTGGGATCTTCGAGTATCGGCGGGCCGAGGTAGATGTTTTGGGTGAAGGACACTGTCCAAGTGTCGTAGTCGGTTTCGGCACTGCCCTGTAGGCTCGGCGCCGCGACGATGGCGCTTGGCAGGTCACACTGGTCCGACGGCAGGCCCCAGCGATTATCAAGGGCCAAATCCATCAATTGACTGGCCAGGTCGCAGGCGTCGTAAGGCGCCGAACCACTGACAACCCTGGCCATGAGTGACACCGACAGTGCATGGGCCTTACGTCCTTCAAGGGATCGAACGCCGGGGCCGTTGCGTTCCACGGTAATCAGCACGCCGGTTTTATCCCCGGTGCCCTGGAAGTCCTGGTGGTTGCCCACACGCAATTGTGGGAAGGCGCCCTTGAGCGCTTCGCCAATTGCGATGGGCAGTTGGGAAGGTTTTTCGATAGATGTCATCAGTCGCGTCCTTGCAGCGGTTACTGCTGATCCGGGCGGGAGGGCGGGGCCTCGTCGACGCCAATGCGCTTGGCCGCCCAACGTTCATAAAGGCCAATGGCGACGTCTGCACCGGCCATGGCTGTCAGGCAGCCGAGGGCGCCGGCGGTCCAGATCGACATGCCGGCGGCGTACAACAGCATCAACGCCGAGACCCCGCAGACCATGCACGCCCCAGACCGCAACGCGAGGCGCCGGATCAGCGACCAACCACGGGCGCCCTCCTTGTCGGCGCGCCACATTTCGCCAGAAACTCCGCCGATCAGCGCCAGTACGATCACCAGCCAGATAGGCATTTCCGCTAACGCTTGCTGCTCGTTTGTCATGTCACGCCTCCTGGCTGAGCAATGCCGGCAAAATGCCGGCGTTTGGGTAAATCCATTTATAGGTAGGCATTCCAAAAAGCCCGGTTGCCCGGGCTTTTCAGTAATGCGGTCCTGTGCCCAGCCTCACCCATACGATCCTCTTGTGAGGAGTGGCTGTTGTTGAGCGGCAACGCCGCATGGCGACAAAAGACGCCTTCAAAAGGATCAGTATGGGTGAGGCTGGGTACTCGATCTTTCGGCGCTACTGGCGCGGTACGGATCTTTCCTCAATGTTTTTCCGACCACGATCCCTGTCTGCCGGATAACTGCTTCTGGTGCTTTACGCTGCACACCCGGGTCAGTTGCCAACCCTCTGAACCGTCAAGGCCGGTTCATCGCTGCCTGTTCTTGTAAAACGGCGAAACTAAAGAGCGTCGGCATCCTTGCCGGTGTTACCTGGCATCCCTGCCATCGCTTCGATGGCGTCCGTGCCGATGTTGCGTGCCTTCCTTGTCGTTCCTGGCAGCATCCTTGCCGCCTCCACCGAACCTTGTTGGCCGGCTTGAGACAAAGAATATGCATGTATGCATATACAGTCAATGCACAAATGCATTTATTTTTCCAAACAAATGCACTGATGCATTGGAAGCCTTGCTGGCAAAGGGTTTGATGCCTTTCTACAGACGAAAAAAAGCCCGCTGATTGGCGGGCTTCGTCTTACGCAAGAAGGTTAACGGGCGTACATGCCCCACCAGAAGACATGACCGAGGATGCTGATCTGTTCATCCTGGATGTCCTGGAAGCTGTAGTCTTCGTCCGGGTGCTCATCACGGTTGAAACTGCGCAGGCGAATCCCGGAAGGCAGGCGATAGAGCTGTTTGACCCGCAACTGACCATTGTGATTGATGGCGTACAAGTCGCCATCGACGATGTCGCCAATCGCACTCTTGCCCGCATTCACCCCCACCGTCGCGCCATCACGCAGCACCGGCAACATGCTGTTGCCGCGCACCGTCACACACTTGGCCTGGTCGAACTGCACACCGTTATGCCGCAGGCTGCGCTTGCCGAACCGCAGGCTGGCCTTCTCGCTTTCCTCGATGACGAATCTTCCTGATCCAGCAGCCAATTCAACCTCACGCAGAAAGGGGATCGACACCTCGTCGTCATTCACGGGGGTGTCGTCATCCCACAGGCTTATGTCCTTGAGTTCCGAATGCATCGGGTCGCGCCCTTCATCCCGAGAAACGCCCACCGCCGCGCGCCCGCGCAGTTGGTCGGTGCTGACGCGGAAGTACTCGGCAATGCGCGAAATATGCTTGTCCGAAGGGTCAACGATCTTGCCGCTGAGGATCCGGGACAGCGTGGATTGAGGCACGCCGGTACGCCGGTGAAGCTCCGTGGGGGAGATCCGGTCGCGGTCCAGCAGTTCTCTTAAGACGATAGAAACGTTGCGTTTTTGCATAAAACGGATAGTGACGACAGATTTGAAGCTTGGCAAATGCTAATTTGCATTGACCATGCATTTTTTATGCACTCACCGTGTCTTTTGAGCAGGCCTGCGAAGGGTCGACCTCGCGTGTTAACCTTGCCGCCATCGCAAAATCAGCCGGGCCAAGTGCCCCCTTTGCCACTCCTTTTAACGAATTCGCTAATTATCTGATGAGTAAAACCACTTCCGATCTGTCCTCCCACACCCCAATGATGCAGCAGTACTGGCGCCTGAAAAACCAGCACCCTGATCAGTTGATGTTCTATCGCATGGGCGATTTCTACGAGATCTTCTACGAAGACGCGAAGAAAGCCGCCAAGTTGCTGGACATCACCCTGACCGCGCGTGGGCAGTCGGCGGGGCAGTCGATTCCGATGTGTGGGATTCCTTACCATTCGTTGGAAGGCTACCTCGTCAAGCTGGTGAAGCTGGGCGAGTCGGTGGTGATCTGCGAGCAGATCGGCGACCCGGCCACCAGCAAAGGGCCGGTTGAGCGTCAGGTGGTGCGTATTATTACGCCGGGGACGGTGAGTGATGAGGCGCTGCTCGATGAGCGTCGCGATAACCTGATCGCTGCGGTGCTCGGCGACGAGCGCTTGTTCGGCCTGGCGGTGCTGGATATCACCAGCGGCAACTTCAGCGTGATGGAGACCAAAGGCTGGGAGAACCTGCTGGCGGAGCTGGAGCGTATCAATCCGGTGGAGCTGATGATCCCGGATGATTGGCCAAAGGACCTGCCGGCGGAACGTCGTCGCGGGACCAAGCGTCGCGCGCCGTGGGATTTCGAGCGTGATTCGGCGCTGAAAAGTCTGTGCCAGCAGTTCGCCGTGCAGGACCTCAAGGGCTTCGGTTGCGAAACCCTGACCCTGGCCATCGGCGCCGCCGGTTGCCTGCTCAGCTACGCCAAGGAAACCCAGCGCACCGCCCTGCCGCACTTGCGCAGCCTGCGCCATGAGCGCCTGGACGATACCGTGGTGCTCGACGGCGCCAGCCGTCGCAACCTGGAGCTGGACACCAACCTGGCGGGCGGGCGCGACAACACGCTGCAATCGGTGGTCGACCGTTGCCAGACCGCCATGGGCAGCCGCTTGCTGACGCGCTGGCTGAACCGTCCGCTGCGCGACCTGACGGTGCTGCAAGCGCGGCAGACGTCGATTACCTGCCTGCTCGACGGCTATCGCTTCGAAAAGCTGCAGCCGCAACTCAAAGAAATCGGTGATATCGAGCGCATCCTCGCGCGGATCGGCCTGCGCAACGCGCGCCCGCGCGACCTGGCGCGCCTGCGCGATGCCCTCGGCGCCCTGCCGCAGTTGCAAGCGGCGATGACCGAACTGGACACGCCGCACCTGCAACAGCTGGCCGTCACCACTGGCACCTACCCGGACCTCGCGGCCCTGCTGGAAAAAGCCATTATCGACAACCCGCCGGCGATCATCCGCGACGGCGGCGTACTCAAGACCGGTTACGACAGCGAACTGGATGAACTGCAGTCCCTGAGCGAAAACGCCGGGCAGTTCCTGATCGACCTGGAAGCCCGCGAAAAAGCCCGCACCGGCCTGGCCAACCTGAAGGTCGGCTACAACCGTGTGCATGGCTACTTCATCGAGTTGCCGAGCAAGCAGGCCGAGCAGGCGCCCATCGACTATCAACGTCGTCAAACCCTTAAAGGTGCCGAACGCTTCATCACCCCCGAGCTGAAAGCGTTCGAAGATAAAGCGCTGTCGGCCAAGAGCCGTGCCTTGGCGCGGGAAAAGATGCTGTATGAAGCGTTGCTCGAAGACTTGATCAGCCGCCTCGCGCCACTGCAAGACACCGCCGCCGCCCTGGCCGAGCTGGATGTGCTGAGCAACCTGGCCGAGCGTGCGCTGAACCTTGACTTGAACTGCCCGCGGTTTGTCAGCGAACCCTGCATGCGTATCGTGCAGGGGCGCCACCCGGTGGTGGAGCAGGTATTGACCACGCCGTTTGTCGCTAACGATCTGTCGCTGGATGACGAAACCCGCATGCTGGTGATCACGGGTCCGAATATGGGCGGTAAATCCACCTACATGCGCCAGACCGCATTGATCGTGTTGCTCGCGCATATCGGCAGCTTTGTGCCAGCGGCCAGTTGCGAGCTGTCCCTGGTGGACCGCATCTTCACGCGGATCGGTTCCAGCGATGACCTCGCCGGCGGCCGCTCGACCTTTATGGTGGAGATGAGCGAAACCGCGAACATCCTGCACAACGCCACCGAGCGCAGCCTGGTGCTGATGGACGAAGTCGGTCGCGGCACCAGCACGTTCGACGGCCTGTCCCTGGCCTGGGCGGCGGCCGAGCGCCTGGCGCACCTGCGCGCCTATACGCTGTTCGCCACCCACTACTTCGAACTGACCGTGCTGCCGGAAAGCGAGCCGCTGGTGGCCAACGTGCATCTCAACGCCACCGAGCACAACGAACGTATCGTGTTCCTGCACCATGTGCTGCCAGGGCCGGCCAGCCAGAGTTACGGCCTGGCCGTGGCACAGTTGGCCGGTGTGCCGAACGACGTGATCACCCGCGCCCGCGAGCACCTCAGCCGCCTGGAAGCCACCGCCCTGCCCCACGACACCGTGGTCGCCAGCCCGAAGAAGAGCAACAGCAAATCCAACGCGCCACACCAGAGCGATATGTTCGCCAGCCTGCCCCATCCGGTGCTGGATGAATTGGCAAAACTTGACCTGGACGACTTGACACCGCGAAAAGCGCTGGAAATGCTCTATACACTGAAGACACAGATCTAA